AGCAAGGCCCCGCTGAGCTTGTCCGCCCATGTCAGTCGGTCGCATATTTCGACAAGGCGATGAGCCTCTGGCGTATTCGCGGGATCACCGAAACCGAACTCCCACGACGCGCCGCGCTCGTACACATAACGGGATTTTGCCGCGTTCAGCGCCGTCGCCTCACCATCGATGATGACCTCCGATCCGGTATGCACAACGACACGCTTGCCGTCGATCCATGCACCGCGCCCGCGCACATTGGCGGGATCGAAAACGCCGGCCTGTTCCGATTGGCGCATGAGGCCATCGGCAATCGTCGTCCAGCTTTCCTTGTCGACCTCTTCGACGCCTAGAACGCCTCTCCAATAATCAAGGGGCGCCAATTCAATCAGACGCAATGCGGTATGCTCACCTGATTTGAGAGTGACGATTTGTCCCTTTCCATCAGGGAGATAGTGGTATCCGTCCTTTGTGTATCCGAGATATTGGAACGGCTCTCTAAAACGCGGTTTCGGTTTTTCTTCTGTCTTTTCGACGGCTTTTTCGGTTTCGTCCTGATCAATTTCCGCGACCTGTTCTGGTGCGTCATCATCGCGCGGCGGAGGAGCATAGACGGGGCGATCCGGGCGCGATGCGGGAGGCGGCGTCGGATCATTCATCGCGTATGCGAAATGGCGTCGGACCTTGCTTTCCAACTCCTGCTCCGTCCATGGCGAGCGGCCGGCCTGATTTGACATCTGCATCGCCGCCGCCATGACGGACGAGAACGCCTCGTTGATCTCGATGTTTCCGCCATAAGCCAGCGATCCGACACGGACGGCCTTGTCACGCAGCGTCACATCCTGCTGGCCGGGCGGCGCGCCGGCGATCTCGGCGCATAAATCCATCAATGCGGCGCGACCATAAGCCGATGTGGCGTCGGATCGGACTGGGCGGATGCGGTCCATGTCGGCAGGCCGTTCGCGGCGATTATAGCGGATTTGCTCAAGAAGCCATGTCGGCGCCTGGGGCGCGGCGATTATAGCAGGTGAAATCTCCCATCGGTATTCTCCGCCATCTCCGCGCCTGGACGGCGGCGCGACGAGATAGCCGCCCTTGGTGCCGCGCATGGCGAGCGCGTCAAGTCCGGGCAGGAAGCGGATGCGGCGGGGCAAATCTTGGCCATCGTCCGGCCATGCGAAGAAATGATGCTGGCCACCGCCAGGCGTCAGCGCAATCGGATGCGGAGGCAGAGCCCCGTGCTCTTTTTTTAGGTCATCCAGCGCCTCGGTGCCGAACTCACCGGTATCGGCATCGATATCGCAATCCAGCACCCAGATGCCCGACGCCGGCGATGTGACGAGACCGATATTGCGGTCGGGCTTGGCGGCCCACCATTTGCGGATTTGATCGGCGGCGATCGTAGCATCCAGATAGCCATGAGCGGTCGCCGGCTCCTTGCCGCTCGCCACGACTTCGATGCCGTTTTTGTCCGTGTACCGCTCGCCGGGCTCACGGATCGGAAATACGAGCCAGCCCCGCGCCGCGTAGTCGAGAGCGGCGATTAGCATGGGATTTTCAGACGTCACTTGCACCCCACGGACGAAGCCCGGCCATCAGGGCCGAGCAGGCCAGTGCCACCATACCATCAGCACCATGCCGCTTGTAAAGCAAAATCTGGCGGGGAGTGCGGTTGAGCTGGCGTGCGCAATCGGCGTCTGAGCGAGAAAGGCCCGCCTCCTTCATAGAGGCGAGCCATGATTTGAACTGGTCGGCGGTCATCAGCCCTCCACGGGGTAGACGGCGATCTCGCCTTCCTCGACCGGCATCTGGGCCGTCACATCCGCGTAGTCGACGTACCCGGCATCCTGGGCCATGGCGTCCAGCGCCGCCGCCTCATCCGCGCCCTCGTACACGCCGAGGAAAACGCCGGTCTTCGTGTTCTCGATCTGATACTTGGTCATTTCCATCTCCCGTTCTGATGATTTGAATATAGCGATATTTTCGCGCATGTAAACGGCCACTGGTGGAATAAATTTCTATTTATGCGTCGTGCCCGGCGATGTGACGCAATCGACGCTCCTTTCCGAGCGTAACGGGTTTTTTTGATGTAACAGGTCATGTTACCGATATAACCATTTGATTTTTCTCGAAAATCCGTCCTAGCGTTACATGTAACGGATTCTAATCAGTTCCCCCTATATAGACCCCTCCACATACCCCCATTTTCTTCCCCCTCTTCATGGGGGTATTTATATCCGGTTACGTTTGTTACTCCCCCTCTTTATCTTTATCTCAATCCATTGATATAGAAAGAAAAAGAGGGGTCCGGGCAGCGTAACAAACAGCGTTACAGAGCGTGACAAACTTGGAAAACCTGTTACGGGCTTGCAATTCGCGGCGGTGGGCGGTAAATCAGGGGCATGAGCGAAGATCAGGAAAAATCGGCGGGAGGCAGGCCGTCTGGGTATCGGGACGAATACGCAAAGCAGGCGGCGAAGCTTTGCGAGCTAGGCGCGACGGATCGGGAGATTGCGGATTTTTTCGAGGTGGACGTTCGCACGATCTACCGATGGAAGCACGACCACGATGGCTTTTGTCATTCCCTAAAGACTGGGAAGGATGTTGCGGACGAGCGGGTAAGCCGAAGCCTCTACCAGCGAGCCATCGGGTACGAGCAGGAGGCGGTCAAGATTTTCATGCCTGCCGGTGCCGCTGAGCCGGTCTATGCGCCATACACCGAGCGGATCGCGCCAGACACAACCGCCGCCATTTTCTGGCTCAAGAACCGGCGGCCCGATTTGTGGCGCGACAAAACCGAGACTGAGCACTCTGGCACGGTCGGGCACGTGATCGACACCGCGAAACTCACCGACGAGCAGCTCGCGGCACTGGCGAGCATACCCATGGCTGACCAGAAATAACCATGAAATTTACGGCGGCTGACGTATATGCGGCTCAGGCCGAATTATCGCGCCGTCACCTGATCGAGTTCGTGAAACTCGGCTGGCATACCATCGAGCCGGCCCAGCCCTACGTTCACGGCTGGCACATGGACGCCATCGCTCAGCACCTTGAGGCGGTGGCGAGCGGTGAGATTACGCGGCTCCTGATCAACGTTCCGCCGGGCACGTCAAAATCAACGCTGGTCGGGGTGTTTTTTCCGATGTGGCTGTGGGGACCGCAGGACAGGCCGTCAACGCGAATCGTCGGCGTTGCGCATGAGCAGTCGCTTGGCGTGCGCGACAACCTGAAATGCCGGCGCCTGGTATCGTCTGACTGGTACTCCCGGCTTTGGGGCGACCGCGTGAAGCTCATGCGGGACCAGAACGAGAAAATCAACTTCGAGAATGCCGCGACCGGGTTTCGGCAGGTGGCCACGCCATCGAACATCACGGGCCGCAGGGGCGATATCGTGATCCTCGACGATCCGCTGAGCGCCGAGAACGCCAACTCCGAAGTCGAGCGCGAGAAGGTTAACCTGTGGTTCCGCGAGGCCCTGCCGACGCGCCTGAATAACCCGGACAGTTCGGCTATCGTTGTCGTCATGCAGCGGCTGCACGAGCGCGACGTATCGGGGCTGATCCTGACCGAGGGGCTGGGATACGAGCACCTGATGTTGCCGATGGAGTTCGAGCCAGAGCGGAAGTGTTACACGTCCATCGGGTTTGAAGACCCGCGCACCGAGGACGGCGAGTTGCTGTTTCCTGAGCGGTTCCCGCCAGAGGTGGTTGAGCGCGACAAGAAGGTCATGGGCTCATACGCATGGGCAGGGCAGGCGCAGCAGAGGCCGGCGCCGCGCGAGGGCGGGTTGTTTAAGCTGTCATGGTTCGCTGACAAGATCGTTGATGTTGCGCCTGAAGGCGGGCGGACCTGCAGGGCGTGGGATTTGGCCGGCACGGTGAAGAAATCGGGGAACCGTCCTGACTGGACGGTAGGGGTCAAGGTCCGTCGCGTGGGATCGTCGTACTACGTCGAGGGTGTATCGCGGTTTCAGGATAGCCCCGGCGTCGTGGCGAGCACGATCAAGACATGGGCCGCGACCGACCCTCGCGGGACGATTATCAGGTTGCCGCAAGACCCCGGACAGGCCGGGAAAGCGCAGGCCGAGAGCTTAATTGCGATGCTGGCTGGATATGACGTCCGCACGTCGCCTGTGACCGGCGACAAGGAAACGAGGGCGAGACCCGCTGCTGTGCAGGCCGAGGCGGGGAACGTGTATCTGGTACGCGGCGAGTGGAACCAGACGTTTCTCGATGAACTGTGCACGTTCCCGATGGGCACGCACGACGACCAGGTTGACGCGTTCGCTGATGCGTTGAACGAGTTGGCGCTGGGCGCCGGCTATGACTGGGACGCTTTTTTGTAGTTGACGGCACGGCGCAAGTGTGCGCATGATCTACCGGTGTCAACAGCGGTGCAAAACGAAATGACCAAAATTCTCGGATGGACAGACGAAATCACCAACTGTGATTGCTGCGGCAAGGTTGACCTGTCCGGCACATTCGGCGTTGAACTGGATGACGGTTCAATCCTCCATTACGGTTCGGTTTGCGTGAAGCGCAACACCGGCATCAAAAACCCCGTCAAAGCCTCTAACGACTATCGGAAAGAGCGTATTGAAGCCGCCCGCCGTGAATACCGCGCATCGGCCTCGTGGCAAGCTTATTTCGCTCGACAGAAGCGCGGTCACGCACTCGGGATTGTTCCCGGTCCGGCGTTCCGCGAATGGATGGCCGAAGTTGCCGAGAACGATACTGCCACGCGCACCGCAATTGCTGCCGCATACAATCTCAATCCGCATGAGGTATGAAAAATGATGTTACAGCACATTCGCCTCATGCTCGGCTTTACACAACGGCGAATGGCCGCATCGAAGCCTTGGAGGTCGAGAATGCGCGACTGGTTCGCGTGGCAGGCTTTAGCCCATACGCCGCGCGACGGGCAACCGTCCGAGCGGGCTGCTTGGGCATACGCCCTCGCCGATGCCATGCTCGCAGAGAGGAGCAAGCGGTGACCCACGCGAACGACGATCTGGTGAAGCGGCTGCGCTACGAGGCCGCCCAACCGCTCAGCGACAGACCTCATGCGCAATCGACGCGACGGGCGACACTCATGCTGGAAGCCGCCGACCGCCTTTCTCAGGGCGAGCCGGTAGCGTGGCAGTACCGCTGTCATCATGATGATCCAAATACGGAAATCTGGTGGAATTGGTGCGAAACGACTAAGGCACACCACGACGACATTCTGCGCTGGAAGAGCCCAACTACCATTCAGGCGCGGGCTCTCTACGCCGCCCCTCAGCCTCCCACCGTGGCGGATGCGATGGTGGAGCGGTTCGTGCTGGCCTACGAGGACGCCTGCGACCATCGATATGATACGGCTGCGATCCGTTTTGCTCTCGAAGCCGCCCTCCAGCCGGAGCAGTCGAAATGAACCTCATAACTCAGGAAATTGAAGTTCTAGAGATGCTCGCCGGAACGCGAGAGCCGGTGTGGGGCTCGTGGGTTTCGGCCTGCCTTGAGCGCTTGGTGGAAGAGGGCCTTTGCACTCGCGGACCGAATTACCAGATCACCGCTGCCGGGCTAAAGCTTCTCGAAAGGAAACCGAAATGAGAGACACACATGAGATCGTGAAGTGGGCGCGCAAGGCTGCGGACGAAATGCGAGCCGATGGCCAGAACGGCTGGCCGGTGACCTGTGACGCAGCCGCCGACACCATCGAGCGGCTGGAGCGGGAGCGGGATGAGGCGATAGTCCGTGCCGCCGAACAGGAAGATCGCGCCGAAACCGCCGAGCGCCAGCTTGCCGATGCGCTGGAAGCGTTGACCCCCAGCGCAGAGACCAAGGCCGCGTATATCGGCGAGTTCACCATCGCAGTAGAGCGCATCGTGAATGAGGATCTGGAACCAGAGGACGAGAGCGATGCTGCGCCCGACCCCTACGAGCACATCATGGTGCCTTGGACCACGATCAAGGAGATCATGGCCGCAATTCGAGCCCGCGCCATGCTCGGCGCCGCTCCCCCACATCCTGCCGCCATCTCTCAGGCGAAGGAGGGCGAGGAATGAGATTCGACGTATCGCACAAGGTGAGCGACGACGGCCTTTCGAGAGAACTGTGGGTATTCGACGGCAGGCCTGACGGACTGGTCCTGATGGCGGTGCACGAGCAGACCCGACAATCCCGCAGGCACAAATTCAAAGGCCCGTTTTGGGACGTGATGGATGAGCGCCACTACCACTCAGAGCTCGTCAGGCCGACGACGATTCCGCAAAGCGTGATGGATGAGGCAAGGCTCAAATGGACCGAGATCATCGGCTCGATCCCTATCTATATCGGCTACGCGCTGGAAGGGAACCGCGTGCATGGCTGACCGTAGCGCGGCGAACGCATCACCATACCGCCAAGGGGGGTGTAGATGAACGACACCGACCCTTTCGCGACGGGCCTCTTTGGTGGCTCACCAAAGACGGCGATCTCTGCGTCAGAGACCTTTTCCGAAGCCACTACAGTTCGGCCAGGTCGAAGAAAGTCAGCGACCTTTTTGTCGGGCCCGGCGAAAAGATCGTGCTCCGAAGCGCCGAAGGGGACTCGGGCTTCGCGTGGCGGCACTCGCGGTATCGGAGAGACGGGCAAGTCGGTGTCGAATGCGCCATCTTCTGCAACAGGGGGCCGCACCTCTCGTCGATCCTTATCCGACAGGCTGACGCCATCGCTGATTTCTGCTGGCCTGGTTTGCGGCATTACACCTTCGTCGACCCGAAAGCAGTCCGGTCATCCTATCCAGGTGCTTGCTTTGAGCATGCCGGCTGGCGCCGTTGCAGAGGCAAGACCACACGCGGGCTCATCGTCTTTGAAAGGCTGCAACCATGATCTACCGTGAACGCTCCGGCAAACCCATCCTATTCAGCGCTCCGATGGTCCGCGCCTTGCTCGCGGGGACCAAGACGCAGACGAGGCGGTATCTTGACGCCGACAGCGACGAGCCGGTCGCTGTTGTCATGAATGGCGTCGTCACCGCATTCGACGAGCGCGAGCGGCCCTATCGCTGGCAGCGCACGCACGCCGTGGGCGACCGGCTCTGGGTGCGCGAGCACTGGCGTACAGTGCTCGGATGTGACGACCTCGCGCCGCGCGATCTCATCCCGCACCTTATGCCGATCCACTACGAAGCGGACGGCGGTGCAATGCCGTGGCCAACAGGTATCCCCGGCCGCTTCCGCCAAGGCATGCACCTGCCCCGCTGGGCGAGCCGCATCACCCTCACCGTCACCGATGTGCGGGTTCAGCGCTTGCAGGAGATCAGCGAGGAGGATGCAAGGGCCGAGGGCGTCGACTTCAACATCAACGGCGGCCCCAACAACCGCGCCGCCTACTGCCGGCTCTGGAATACCCTTCACGGCCCAGGCTCGTGGGACGCCAATCCGTTTGT